TGAAATTATATTACTAACGCAGAAAATGCGTTACAGCGCCTTTTGAGCGCTATTTTTTGTCTGAAAGAAGGTGACACTATGACCGACCTTATCGAAACAATGCGCGACAGTCAGGAGGCTATCGCAGGACAGCAGGAATAGCGTTTTGCAGTCGAATGCAAAGTTGCGTGTGCGTCCTTCGGGGCGCTTGCAGGAGACTGTGAGATAGATACAAAACAGAAAGGAGTACCATAATGGACGAAGAAGAGAAGAAGACTGCGGAGGAGCAGGCAGAGGAAACAAAGCCCGAGGAGCAGCCTGCCGAGCCACAGGAACCGGAGGAGACACCTGCTGAGGAAGAAGCTCAGGAGGAAACACCTGCCGAAGCTGAAGAGGATACGCCTACCGAGCCTGAGCCGGAAGCACCGGTGGAGGAACCAACGCCTCCGGAGCAGAGCACAGAACAGCAGCTCAGGGAGGAAAACTTCCGACTGAAAACACAGCTTGAAGCAATGAAGCTCGGTTTTCTGCCGGATGTGATCGAGGACGCGGTTGTCCTTGCCGAAAATGTTTCAAGGCGTGACGGTGTAGAGATCACGGAAGCGCTTGCAGCTGTTGCGAAAAAGTACCCTGCCTGGAAGGCCGGCGGCACCAAGGGCGGCATCAGGATCGGAGCGGATCGCTCCGCAGCCAAGAAGGAAAACAAACAGGCTCCGGCGGCAAAGCGCTGGAACAGAACAAATCACTAAGGAGGATTTAAACAATGGGAAATCTTAACTATGCAGAAAGATGGGAGCCGGAGCTTCTTGAGACCAGGATTCAGGAGACACTTTGCAGCCCATTCATCACAACAAACGTTCGCTTCCTGGACGGAAAGACATTCCACTTTACACAGATGAGCACAAGCGGCTACAAGAGCCACAGCAGAAACGGCGGCTGGAACAGCGGCAGCTACAGCCAGACCGATGTACCCTTCACGCTGTCGCACGACAGAGACGTGGAATTCCTTGTGGACAAGGCTGACGTTGACGAGACAAACTCCACCGCCAGCATTCAGAATATTTCCAAGGTATTCGAGCAGACGCAGGCTTCTCCCGAGACGGATGCACTGTTCTTCTCCCGTGTGGCGCAGAAGGCAAAGGCAACGGGTACATATTTCAGCAGCACTGATGCAAGCTCATACACAAAGGCAAACGTTTTCAGCCGTCTCAAGAGCTTCCTGTCCGTCGGCAAGCTCCGCCGCTACAAGGCTGACGGCACAATGATCATGTACGTCACATCGACAATCATGGATCTGCTTGAGCAGAGCACGGAATTCACCCGTAAGATTGAAATGACACAGATCGCAGAGGGCGGACTCGGTATCCGTACCAGAGTGACGGACATCGACGGCGTGACGATAATGGAGGTTATTGACGATGAGCGCTACTATGACAGCTTCAACTTCGATCCCGAAAACGGCGGCTTTGAGCCCAGCGTCAACACCTACAAAAAGACCGCTGACACTGCTCTCGTGACAGGTAAGACCTACTACACTCTGTCCGGCGCGACATACACGGCAGTTGCCTCTCCCGATGTCAGCGATATCGGCGACTACTATGAGCTTGTAACAGCAGCTGCTCATAAGCTCAATGTTGTTATTGCCACACCCGAAACCACGAAGGTAGTGCCGAAGATCAGCTCAATCTATTACTTCGCGCCGGGCTCGCACACCAAGGGCGACGGTTATCTCTATCAGAACAGAGCGCTTTCGGATGTGTTCACCTTCCCGAACGGTAAGGACGGCAACGTTGACAGTATTTATGTTGATATTGATACTGTGGAGTACAGTGCGTGAGGTGAAACGCCATGTATGAGCCGTATCTGAGTGTGGAGGAATATATAGCATCCGGCGGCAGCATACCTCAGGAGGATGCAGGGAATGCTCTCAGAGCCGCCAGCCGCCAGATTGACAGCCTGACCCGTAACCGCATTGTGGCTGTGGGCTTTGCGGCTCTGACGCCTTTCCAGCAGGAGATCATAAAGGAAGTCTGCGCAGATATGGCGCAGTTCGCTTATGAAAACGCAGACATACTCTCCTCGGCTCTGGATTCGTACAGCATAAACGGAGTGTCGATGCAGTTCGGCGAGGGGATGAATGTCGCCTGTATCGGCGGCGTGGTTCTGCAGCGCAGCACGTATGATCTGCTGCTGCAGACCGGGCTTTGCTATTCGGGGGTGAGGCAATGGGCTATCCGAGTTTAGTTCGCATCTGCAAAACACCGATCAGCGTTACACTTTTCAGTGAGGATATCACCGAGGACGGAGATGTGCAAATCGGAGCAGAACTCGACACCCTGTGCAATTTTCAGAGCGGCGGCAAGACCTATGACACAAAGGAAAAGCACGAGGTGCGCCTTGCCGGCCGTGCCTATTTTCCCGGAGATATTGCCCCGGAACTTGCGGAACTCTCCTCGGGCGAGGCTGTGATCTTCGGCGTGACCCGCCGCATCATCAGCGGCGAAAAGGCAAGAAACCCCGACGGTACAGTAAATTACACAAGACTTGATCTTGTATAGGAGGCGGCGAAATGATAAGCGTAAAGTCGAAGATAATCATCAACAAAATGGCTCTCAGACAGCTTGACGCGGCGGCTGCTTTGGCTCTTGCCCAGACAGCAGAAGCGCTGCACACAGATGTTGTGCAGGCGCAGGTGATTCCGAGGGATACGGGCAATCTGCAGGGTGAAGCATTTTTTGTCGATAAAAAGGATGCTCCCCGAGGTCTTGTCAGGCTTGTGCATTCTGCGCCATATGCCAGACGTGTGTATTTCAACCCTGATGGCCTGCGCTTTCACCGTCAGGCGTGGGAATCTGTTGAAACGGTAACGGGCAAGAACGGCAAGCTGCGTAAAAAGACAGTCAAGCACGACGGCAACCCCAATGCCCGTGACCACTGGTTTGAGCCGTGGCTCCCGGGCGGCGAAAAGGGGGATTTCTGTGCTGAAAAATTCAAGGTGCTTTATCGCCGTGCTGCCCGGAAAACGGGGGTAATGAAATGAAAACAGAAGATATCCGCTCCCTTGTCGCCGCCCTCGGCGTCGGGGAGCATTTCTATATCGGCAGACTCGACAAGGCAAAACCGAAGAGCATCGGCGTCTTTCGCCGCAGCGCTGGCGAGCCGATTATCGCCATAGGCACTCAGAGCGGCTATGAGCTGACAAGAGTTTCCCTGCTGATACATTACAGCCGCAGTTTCACCGAGACTGAGACGGCTGCACAGACGCTGTATGACGCACTGAAAAGCATACGAAATCAGAGCGCCGGCAGCGCATTTGTGTTTTTTATCATGATGAAGACCTCGTCTCCCGTCGATATCGGCTCTGACGATGGAATATGGGAGCAGGTCATTGATTTTGACATTTACGAAAGGAAGGTAAATTAATATGCCTGATAATACACCATTCACCGGTTTTTACCCGGTATACGAAAATCAGTTCAAGGTAGCAGCTCCCGGAGGTGCTACTAAATCAACAATCGCCGAAATGGAGTCCTTCGGCGTTGCATTTAACAACGGTATCCAGGAATGGTCTCCTTTTGAGGCTGAAGGCTGGCTCAAGCGTATGGTAACAGCGAAAAACGTTGTTATCACCGTAAAGGGCAAGCGCAGTGTCGGCGATACAGGTAATGACCTTATTGCAGGCAAGGCCTTTGCGAACGGCACAAGCGCACAGGTCGATTTTGACTGGACATTTCCCGACGGAACTGTCGTATCCTTTGCAAATGCTGTTGTCAATGTCACAGCCTGTGGCAGCGGCGACAGCACCAATGTCGGACCGCTTGAATTTGAGATTCTGAGCAACGGCAAGCCCACAGTCACACTGCCGTCATAAGGAGGAAATAAAAATGAAAGCTCTTGTGAAAATGAAGACTATGAACATAACCGAAAAGCTGAACTATGCTAAGAAGCCCAGTCTTATTATCGGAGAAACGGTGATAGAGGTCAACAACAAGGCGTCAACGATCCTCAAGGCAATGGATCTGTTTGAAGATCTTTCCCCGTCCGATATGCCGCAGGTTGCTTCCCTGCTTTTCGGCGAGGAGGGCAGCAAAAAGCTTGATGATCTTGATCTCAGCTTTGACGACTATCTGACAGTCATAACCTCTGCTGTTGAACTGGTGACAGGCAAAGAAGAGGGGGAAGACCCGACCCGTACTACGACCTGAGGGACGATTTTGACTTGATCGTTGCCTCGTTTGCGACGCAGTATGGCATACGGGTCTTATCAGAGGAATTCAAGTCAATGAGCTGGGATGAATTCTCAGCGCTGCTGCGTGGACTTGACGGCGAAACACCTCTCGGGCACATCGTCCGCATACGCTCCGAGGAGGACAGCAATGTCCTGAAATCCTTCACGCCAGAGCAGCGCAGGATACGCAGCGAATGGCGCTCAAAGCGCGTCAAAAAGATAAAAACTGAGGATATGAGCGCCGTGCTGGAGGGCTTACGGCAGGCGTTCATTTCTCTTGCAGGAGGGCAGGTGAGAAAATGAGTGATACAACAGTCGGAAAAATTGCCGTTGATATTGTCGGTAATGCAAACCCGCTGAAAAAAACTGTTGAAGGGCTTGGAAATGCTCTTAAAGTGCCGCTTGCAAAAGTAGGGGCTCAGATGGCGGCAGCCTTTTCCGTCGCTGCTCTTGCAAAGTTCGCAAAGGAAAGCATTGAGGCGGCAGCTCAGGTCAATGCTGCCAACTCTCAGATGGCTCAGACCTTCGGTGATCTCGAGAACAGAGCACACGGTGTATTTGAAAAAGTAGCCAGAGACAGCGGCATTCTGAAAACACGTCTGCAGGGTGTAGGTACTTCAATTTACGCCTTTGCAAAGACATCCGGAATGGACAGCGCTTCGGCTATGGCTATGATGCAGGATGCAATTATCGCTACAGCGGACAGTGCAGCATACTATGACCGATCACTGGAAGATACGGCTGAAAGTCTGAAATCCTTTCTGAAGGGTAATTACGCTAACGATGCCGCACTCGGTATTTCCTGCACCGAAACGACAAGGAATACAGCCGCCAATAAGCTATATGGAAAGTCCTTCAAGGAATTATCAGAAGCGCAAAAGCAGCTAACATTGCTGCAGATGGTCAAGGATGCCAACAAGCTCAGCGGTGCTATGGGACAGGCAGCAAGAGAGGCTGACGGTTGGGAAAATGTTATAGGAAATCTGAAGGAATCTGTCCGTCAGCTTATGGCAGAAGTCGGAAAACCAATGCTGCAGGCTGCAACTATCGTTGTTAAGCGTCTTACCGAAGCAATTATACGGCTTACAGCCTATGCCAGGGAAGCATCGTCTGCTCTGTCAAAACTGTTTGGGTTTGCGCAGGACAACTCTGCTACGGGTGGAATTTCTGCTCTTGCGTCGGAATCGGAAAACAGCGCCGAGAGTCTTTCCGATGCTGTAAAGGCCGCCGAAAAGCTAAAAAAGACAGTTGCAGGCTTTGATCAGCTGAATATACTGTCGTCAGAAAACGACAGTTCCGGCAGCGCAGAGGACAGTTCTGATGCCGGGGCGGCTCTGACAATGCCGGATGTTACCCCTGCAGAAAAACAGACCGATAACCTGAAGAAAAAACTTGAAACGGTATTCGGAACTATCAAGAAAATTGCAAAGTTTATCGGGATTACAAAGCTGCTGGATAATATCCGCCGGGAAGTCAAGAAAATAGATTTTTCTGCTATTACGGATAATTTCCGCACAGCTGCGGTGTCATTGCTTCCCATTGGCGAGCAGTCTTTGAAATCGGTGCTGACTATTTTCCGGTCGTATATGGGCTACATCGGAGCTTTGATCGGCGGCACGGCACGCACCGTGTCCGGCGTGCTGCAGACCGTCTCCGGAGGTGTTGCGCAGTGGCTGTCAACGGATAATCAGAAAATAGCCGGGTTTATAGCCGATATAAGCGGTAATGTCTCTGGTGGAATCAATAATATTACATCGTTCATTCAGGGATTTACAGACACCTTGAATGGATCTTTCGACCGTATGCGTGACAGGGTGCAAAACTCTATTGCAGATTTACTTAGTGGAGCCACAACCCTTGTGGGATCAGTCGGAACAATCCTCTCTGCAGGATTTTTAACGGCTACATCTGAACTTAACAGCTGGATAGATGAAAACGGTGAAGCGCTCGGTAATTATTACGATAACATTCAGACGGTTTTCTCTGATGCTATGAGCTTTGTCGGGGAGGTTTTCTCTGACGTAGGCGATACCATGCTCGGCTGGTGGAATACCGGCGGCGGTAAAGAAATGTGGGAAAGCTTCTGCGGCATTGTAGGCGATCTCGGTGCACTGTTTCTTAAGGTGTTCAATCAAAATATCATGCCTGTTTGGAATACCTTTGTGGGTATGCTCAGAAATGCATGGCAGCAGCACATACAGCCTATATTATCCAAGGCAATGACCACTGTATCAAAGCTGTGGAATGAAATTCTGTCTCCGTTCTGGGATAATTTTCTGAAACCGTTCCTCAGCTGGTTTGCGGATAAGTTCTCAGCAAGGATACAGCGTCAGCTGAAAATCGTGCAGGACGTTTTTGCAACTGTTACGGGAGCGCTCGGAGGATATATCAATGCCTGGCTCGACAAGCTGAATGCTGTGATCGATTTTGTGTCGGCAGTCTTTGCCGGAGACTGGAAAAAGGCATGGCAGGCAGTGCAGGACTATTTCAAGGCGGAATGGGACGGCATTTACAGCATAGCAAAAGGTGCTATTAACCTGATTATTGATGCACTGAATATGCTGTGGACTAATATTTATGACGTAGCAGCAAGCATTGTGGACACCCTCGGCGGCGTTTCGGGTGCAGTCAGTAAAGTGTTTGGTCAGGATCTGAGCTTTTCTCTACCTGCAAGCATACCGACAATTCCGCATCTTGCAGCCGGCGGCCTTGTTTCAGCTCCGACACTTGCTCTTGTGGGCGACAACAAGGGAGCTGCAACGGACCCGGAGGTTGTAGCACCTCTTTCCAAGCTGCAGGGACTTTTAGGTCAGACAAGTGATCCGCAGATCATTGCAATGCTGAATCGGATCATTACACTGCTCGAGAACGAGGAAAGCGTCTATCAGAATAATTTTTATCTGGACAGCGAGCGCATTGAAAGCAAGCTTGTCAAGGTACGGCGCAGGAAGTCCAGACGCTACGGAGGTGTTACTGCATGAACGCAACAGAGCTTTTTAAGGTCAACGGGGAGGTGCTTCCATCTCCGGTAAGCGCTGTGTGGAGTATTGCCGATCTATCGTCGGACGAAAGCGGCCGCAGCTCCCGTACAGGAGCAATGAGCAAAGATATCATTGCCCAGAAGCGCACTCTGACCTTTACATGGGGAATATTGAGTTTTGAGGAGGCCGCCAGAACTGCGCAGCTCTGTAAGAATAAGGGTGCCGCAGTCTGGCTTGGTTATCCTGACGTAATGCAGGGCGTCCCTGTCACAAGGCGATTCTATACGGGAGACATGACAGGCGGTTCTCTTGTCGTAACAAACGGGGAACTGTTTGTAAATGGACTAACCTGCTCATTTATCGAAATGTGAGGAAAATAATGATAAACACATCAACACTCTACAAAACACTTGCCGCTGAATCCGGCAGACTGTTTTTTGCACAGATTATCTGCACGCTTTCTGATACCACCGAGCTTACCCTGACCGACGATGACATAATGCAGGACAGTCTGCAGATACAGTCGGCGGTATCCGGTGAGGAGGCGCTTGAGGTCGGCTGCGCAATCATTCCGGAACTGGATTTCGAGATAGATAACAGCTCCGGGCAGTATGACAATATGAGCTTTGAGGATGCAGAGCTGAGGCTTCGCATCGGGCTTGTTGCCGGGCAGTCCTATACAGGTGAGCTTACTATTGAATGGATTGACAAGGGGCTGTTCACGGTGGAGGAGGTCACAGTCAACGAAAACACCCTGTCCGTGATCGCATACGGTTTAATGGCAAAATTCGATGTGCCGTTTTCAGATGTCAACAGCCGCCCATCAACTCTTGGACAGCTGTACGCCGCAGTGTGCACTCATTGCGGCATACCTTACGACACACTTAATTTCACAAACGCAAACATGTCAATAAGTTATGATAATGTTCCCGATGATGCCTCTTGCCGGGATATCATATCCTATGTTGCACAGCTTGCGTGTAGCTTTGCCTATGTGGACAGCAGCGGCACGCTGCAGCTTGGATGGTTTACCGATACGAATTATACTGTCCGGGAGCGGCAGAGAATAAACGGATCCGTAACGGTTACAGGCGTGCGCCTTGCCGATGCTAACGACAGCGAAACTGTTTATATGATCGGAACTGCGGACTACAGCTTATTTATCGATGATAATCCTTTCCCGAAAAATAATTACGCTCTACGGTCAAATGTATGGTATGTGCGTTTGCTCGGAACACAGGGCTACGATCCGCTGACGGTAACGCCGTTTGAAGCTGATGTTATTTCTGATCCATCACTCGAGCCCGGTGATATTGTCACAATATCCGATCTTGCCGGAAACACCTACCGCACACCAATCACATCAATAAACTATCGTCTTGACGGAAAGATGCATATAGTCAGCGCCGCTCAGACGGTCAGGGAAAACCGCCGAAGCCGGAACAGTCTGTCTGCGAAAATACTGTCCGCTGCAAGGACGCAGACAAGGCAGCAGCTATCGGAATATGACATCCGTGCCAAACGATTTTCTGAGCTCACGGCCAATGCCATGGGCTTTTATCAGACGGAAGAAACACAGGCAGACGGCTCCACTATCACCTATCAGCACGACAAACCGCTGCTTGCAGACAGTACGGTGATATGGAAAAAATCTGTGACAAGCTTTGCTGTCAGTACCGACGGCGGACAGACGTGGAGCGGAATGGATGCATCCGGTAATGCAGTGCTGAAGGTCCTTGCTGCAGACGGTATCAATGCCAACTGGATCAAAGCCGGAATTCTGCAGGGAATCAAGATCATTGCCGAGCAGGGCAGCATAGCAGGCTGGGAAATGGATGACGGAATACTGGTATCCTCGGACGGGTCGATGAAAATCGATAGTATCAATAACATTATCAGGACTTTCGACACAAATGGTGAAGAGGTCTTGCGAATCAGCCGAAACGGTATTGATATCAGCTCCGGCGGCAATCACATCGGGAGAATAGGTATTGCAATGTCATCATCTGATGGGATTGGACTTTCGTTCGCACTGGATGATAATGGCGGTTTTATGACGTGGATGTTTAAAAATGCGTTTGACGCTTATAGCCCGGTACTGAGGTACTCACGTACAAACGGACTTGAGCTTGGCAATGATGTTCTGGGAACATCGCTGCCTGTAAGGATTTACGGGAGAAGAGTTGTACCGGTAACGTATACCGATACGGCCGGAAATACATTGAACCTATGGGGGTGGAGCAGTGGAAGCTGAGTACAAGCTTTTTGCATATGAAAACAACCATTTATCCCTTTTTGCCGTTCAGGGTGAGGAAAACGGCAGAACATTCGTTTTTGACATTGTTGAAAAATCAGGCGTTGTAAGACCAACAAGCAACGCTCCGGCTACAGATCTGATGCTCGACCTCACCGGCTATGAAGCGACCTTTTACGGTGTTTACAAGGACGGCTCTGCGGTGTCCTGCTCCGGCACACTTGCCTCTGACCCGACGACGGGCGTGGTGAGCTTTACGCTGACAGAGGCGTTTACGGTATATGCGGAGAGCCTTGACTGCGCTATTGTTCTGACTCAGACAGGGCAGGAACTGAAGATCGTCGGTATCACCCTGAATGTCGAGCCATTTACGGAGGACGGCAGCGCCCCGCAGCGCCCACAGCCGATATCCTTTTATCTCGGCACGACCCGGACAGAAACGCTGACACTCAAAGGGTCAAACGGTCTGCCGTATGATATCACATCGGGGCAGTCTCTGGTGTTGACCGTGAAAAGCGGCGCGGAAGCGGTCATCACCAAGACCGTAACGGCAAACAACGGTACTGCCGGAGAATATGACTTTGTGTTTGCGGCATCGGATACGTCGGAGCTTTCGGCGGGGACATATACATACAGCATTATGCTGGTCTCATCTTCGGAGAATATCCCCGTCGTGATACCGTCGCCGTTCACTTTGCTTGCGATTTAGGGGGTGTGATCTATGAGTATTTACGGCAAAATAACGTCTGATGATATTATCAGGGGACAGATCAGCGGAATAACGTCTGATGATATTATCAGGGGACAGATCAGCGGATCTGATCATGTCAGTATTCCGGAAATCGGTATATTAAATCACGGCACTTCTAATTTCATCAACGGCTACGGCTGGTATTGTACAAGGCATCCGGGCAATGCGCACTTTGTGGTTAAAGACCCGACACAGATCTATACGATGAACAGCGATGGGGATATGTATACATGCGGCTACGCCAGTGGTCACATCCGACAAGCTTTCGTTGTCCCTTTTGTCGATCAGAGCAAAACAAAGTTTAAAATGATAGTATCTGTCCAAAAGTGCGGGACTTATAACGTTTTTGTTTTCTGTGTAGGCGAAGATATTGATGTTACAGAATTTGAAAAAGGTTATTACGCAGAAAGCTTTAACGGAATTCAAAATAGATCGCCACAGAATAGGGTGACCGATTATTTTCACGACAAGGATATCAGCGTGACAAGGGAAGAAGTTGAGGTGACCCTGAATCCCATCACGACAGGGAAGGCTGTCATATTCATCGGGCAATGTGATAATAACGCCACGATACACGAAATGTGGTTTGAGTGAGGAGTTGAAGGAAATGAACAATATCAAACCTGTCGCTGCCGTGCTTAAATAGTCCCAACTGTAAACACTTTGTGAACATTTCAGAAAATTTGACCCTTTGAAGTCAACTTTCCTTTGTTTTCAGGGGACTTGTGAAGGGGTGTTTCTCTTCAAAAAAGTAATAATAAGAAGGAGATAAAAAATGAGTAAAATTATCAAGCTTGGTATGATCTTTGACACCGAGACTGCGCCTGGTTTTGGCAGCATAATGGTCACAAGGGACAACGACCTGACCGCTCTGGCGGAGGATATCCCGAAGCTCAACAGCACTCTGACACGCGCTGTGTGTGAGCCGCTGCTGGAGGCGGGGACCTTTACCATAGTCAGCGGCGACGTATGCTTCATCACAGACTGGAAGACTGCCCAAAGCGCAAAAGTCTATATGTACGAGGGTAGCTCTGACGCGTGGTACGAGGTAGTCGAAAATGAATAAAAGAACAAAACGCCTGTTGGCAATGATGTCGTCAAAGCCGAAGTTAAGAAAGATCAGTGGTCTCCCTCCGTTGACATATACAGCAAAGGAAGAAGGTACGCTGAAAAATTACCGCATCTATGGGCAGACAGTTGATGGCGAATCGGTAGGTGACAGAAC